CCGTCACGCCCGAGACGATCATCGACACACCTTTCCTGGGACGCGACCTGGAGACGTGGCTGACGGGCCTGATGGTGTCCGACGCCAGCCGCATCGGGGATCAGGTCGTCATCGGTCTGCTTCAGCAGCAGGACCGCCAGCGAATCCTCGAAGCCGCCCTGGGCGAGGAGAATCTGAACGGCGGGAACGGCGCGACCGAAGTGACGCGACGCCACCTGTCGGGCATCGCCGACATGGGGCTGTTCGCTGCGATTGGGCTGGCGGTCAAGGCGTTCGATGAAGCCAACCCCCTCCTCCCGCGCGAACTGTACGTCGCTGTGCTGGACACCCGCACCACGGCCATCTGCCGATCCCTCCACAGGAGGGTCTTCCCCAAGGGCGCGGGTCCGTACCCTCCCCTGCACTGGAACTGCCGCTCGATCCGCATTGGTCTTCCTGCCGAGGGAGATGTCCCGGACGTGCCTTGACCGTCTGTGTCGGCGAGGTTAGTATTCAGGGCGAACACTCGATTCACTCACTGATCCGAAGGAGCACCCCTCAATGGCGAACGCAACGAAGGCTGACTGGCTGACCGCGATGGGTGGGGCGACCACGGCTGTCGGCTCAACGAAGGCGTTCACCGCCGCCGCTGGCAACTTCATCACCATGTCGAGCCACGGCCTCGGCGACTTCACCGGCCCGGTCCAGTTCGCGCCGCAGGGCGCGGGCGTTCTCCCTGGCGGGCTGGAGGCGAGCACGCACAACATGCGCGCCACCATGCAGACCGTCGCCGACCAGAGGGAGCAGTGCCTGGACGAGGTGCTGTGCTTCCCCGGCTACCGCGACATGCCGAAGGACGTGAACGTGAACAAGTTCTGGGCCGAGGCCGTCCAGGGCGTGGGTTTCTAGCCCCGTCAAGGGACGCCGACTCCGAAACCACCTACGAAACCCGCGACCACCGCCCCCGCACCCCCGACACACGATCTGACCGTCAAGCGACCCCAGAGGAGCATCTGACTGATGGAACTGGAACTCTCGTACAACGCGGCGACCGACATCCCCAAGGGCTTCGAGGCCCTCTACACCGAGCAGGGCGGCAAGTTCGTCCTCACCGGCGTGAAGGGGCTGTCCACCATCCAGGCCAGCGTCTCGCGGCTGGAGACTTCGTTGACCGCCGAGCGCAACGCTCACAAGGCGACGAAGGCGAAGATCACGGAACTCGAAACCAACCTCGCCACCGTCACCACGGAGCGCGACGAGTTCCAGGTCGCGGCGGAGGGCAAGGGCGGCAAGATCGACGAGGCGAAACTGAACGAACTCGCCGACAAGCGCGCCGCGCTGAAGATCAACCCGATCCAGCGCGAACTCGACGCCGCGCGGTCCAAGATCGCGGAGACGGAGGGCAAGTTGAACGAGGCCCTGGCCCGCGAGCGTGCCACCACCGTTCGTTCGAGCCTCCAGGCGGCGGCTGCGAAGGCAGGCGTCGTCCCGGAGATGCAGGAGGTGGCCGTGCGTCTCCTCGCGCTCGACATGGACGTGGACGAGAGCGGCGCTGTCCGGGCGAAGGAGGGTGCGGTTATGGTCGCTCCCGGCCTCGATCCCCTGGCCGCGTTCAACGACATGAAGGGCAAGTACCCGAACTTCTGGGCGGCGTCCCAGGGCGGCGGGGCGAAGGGCGGCGGGGCGCTGGGCAACCAGGGCGACATGAAGTGCTGGACGAAGGCCGGTTGGAACATGACCGAGCAGTTCCGGCAGATGCAGGAGAAGGGCGAGGACTACGCTCGCAAGATGGCCCAGTCTGCGGGCGTGGACTTCGACAATCCGAAGCCCCCGGAGAAGTGATCTCGTCCTTGACCGTCGATCCGCTCGCGCGTATTCTGTAGGTGAACATCTGACGGACAGTACCGGCCCACGGAGGCACGGCGGAACGGACGCGATGTCCGGGCCAGTCCAGAGGACACGCACCTCTCAACCCCGAACCGTTTGACCCGTTCAACCCGAAGGAGCCTCACACAATGGCCGTCGTCCGCATCTCCGATCTCGTGATTCCCTCCCGGTTCTCCTCGTACCTCCAGCAGCGCACCGAGGAGAAGTCCAACCTCATCCGCAGCGGCCTCCTGGTCCGCGACCCCTTCCTGGACAACTTCCTGGCCGGGGCGGGCCTCACGATCAACGTCCCGTCCTTCAAGGACTTGACGGGTCGGCCGCGCGTGAGCAACGACGATCCGACCAGCCGCATCCCCGAGGACGGGACCGGCTCCGATCCGAACACGCACAAGAAGATCGGCACCTCGCAGGAGATCGCCGTCCGCCTGTCGCGCAACGACTCGTGGTCCGACATGGACCTCGCCGGTGCCCTCGCCGGTGCGGACCCGATGGCCGCGATTATGAACCTCACCGCGTCGTACTGGGCGCGTGCCCTCCAGAGGGCGTTCGTCGCCACGGTCCAGGGCATCTTCAACGACAACGCGGCGTCCCCCACCGGCGGCGACACCCACACCCAGAACGACCTGACCGTGAACGTGAGCGGCGGCAGCTACGTCGCGGGCGTCACCGACTTCCAGTTGGAGGCGCTCATCAACGCCATCACCACGCTCGGCGACAGCGCCGAGGACATCGTGGCGGTGATGATGCACTCCCACGTCCTCGCCCGCGCCAAGAAGAACAACCTCGTGGACTCGATCCCCGACTCCACGAACACCGCAGCCGGGAACATCGACGTGATCGCGGGCAAGTACCGCGTCATCGTGGACGACGGCCTGCCGAACCCCGCCGGGTCCGGCGCGAACCAGACCTCCGCCGGCATCTACCACACTTGGTTCCTCGGCGCTGGTGCCTTCCGCCTCGGCATGGGCACCCCGAGCAACCCCGTCGAGGTGGAGCGCAAGCCCGAGGCCGGTAACGGCGGCGGTCAGAGCATCCTCTGGCAGCGTGTCGAGTGGTGCATCCACCCGGTCGGCCACGCCTGGATCGGCACCGCCCCCGCCGGTGGTCCCGACGACGGCGATGCGAGCACGCCCAACACGCTCGCCCACGCCGACTCCTGGCGTCGCGTCTTCCCCGAGCGGAAGCAGATCAAGTTGGCCCGCCTCATCACCCGCGAGTCGTAATCGACTCCGGCCTGATGACCCCCTGATGATCGAAGGGGGCTGGGGAAACCCGGCCCCCTCTCATTGACCGAAGATTCCCAGCGAAGGAGCACCCAGGCATGGCACAGCAGGCCCGTCCCCGTTACGTCCGTCGTCGCGTGTACGACCGCCTGCGCCACGCTGGCTCGAACCTGAAGCAGTTCCTTCAGGCGATGGGCACGAAGTTCATGGGAACGGCTGCCCTCCGCGCCTTCACCGCCAACGCCACCACGGACGTGCTGACGCTGGAGGACCACGGCTTCGTACTGGGCAAGGGTCCGGTCCTCGTCTCCAACGAGGGCGGGGCGCTCCCTGGTGGTCTGGCCGCGTCAACGTGGTACTGGCCCATCCCCATCGACGTTGACACCTTCAAGTTGGCGACGACGCGAGCGAACGCCATCTACAACATCCCCATCGACATCACCACCAACGGATCGGGCACGAACTCGATCCGCTACGCCGCCAACGCCCAGGCCGTCATGGAGCGCCTTCGCCAGGGCACGCCCTACGAAGTCGTCCGGGCCGAATCGGACATTGACGACCTGTAGTCGATGACCGTCAGCAATCCGCACCCGAACTTCTGACAGAGGAGCATCCAACGTGACCGACGAACGCGACCCGACCCAGACCAGCCCCGACGCTGACGCGGACACCCCTGGGCAGGACGACGCCGAGACGACGCCGCCCGCCGCCGACGCTCCCGCCGCGACGCCGGTGGACACCGCCGAGGGCCGCGCCGCCCGCCTCGCCGAGATTGACCGTGAACTCGTGCAGGCCGACGCCGATCTCGCCGCCGTCAACCGCCGCCTCACCTCCCTTCGTGCCGAGCGCGACCGTCTCCAGCGGATGGGACTCGGCCCCGCAGTTTCCCAGGCGGAGGCGCTCAAGCGGATGGTCGAGAGCGACCAGTCGCAGCGCATCGCCCGCGCCAACGCCGCCGCCCTGGTGACGGGCATCCTCGGTGGGAAGTTGCCCACCGTGCGAACCCCGGCGGAGCAGGCTGCGATGCAGAAGAAGCGGCCCGTGTCCGTCCCCGGCCAGCCCCCGAAGCAGTAAGCCCTCATGCCCACTCCCGCCCAGAATCGCGCCGCCCGGATCGCCGCCAAGCGGCGTCGGACGCCGCGCATCGAGCGGGTGGTGCAGGACGGGACCACCAGCATCTCCGTGACCTTCGACCGTCCGATGGACGGTAACTTCGACACCGCGACGATCCGAACCTGCGACCCGACCAACGGGGTCGTGGATTGGACGAACGGCTCCTGGGCGGACGAACGCACCTGGGAGTCGAGCACGTCGAACGTGGTCACGACGTACACCGGCTCTCGCTTCGCCGTCTACCTCTCGGGTGATCTGCGGGCGAGCGCTCGGTTCCCCCTCTCGAACGGCGAGCGGTGTGACCGCGTGGAGGAAGCCTGATGGCCTTCGTGGTTGAGACTGGCACGGGAGTGGCGAACGCGAACTCGTACACGAGCGTTGCGTTCTACCGCGCCTACCACACGGATCGCGGCAAGGACGTGTCGGCCCAGACCGACGAGCAGATTCAGGGCTATCTCGTGCGTGCCACGGACTTCGTAGAGCAACGGTTCGGCCAGAGGTGGCAGGGCCTGCGGAAGACCGTCGTGCAGTCGCTCGGATTCCCCCGGTCGGACGTATACATCGACGGCGTGGAACTCTCTGCTGATGTCGTGCCCTCCATGCTCCAGATGGGCGTGGCCGAGTACGCTTTCCGCGCCAGCAAGTACGCGGAACTCGCCCCGGACACCCCCGTGCCTTTCGCCCGTGAGACACCGGACGGCTCCGCCGTTCCCGCTGCGGGCGTGGTCGTCGTCGAGAGCAAGCGAGTCGGCCCCATCGAGAAGTCGGTGGAGTACGCCGATCCCACCGCCGCGAGCAACGACTGGGCTATCCCCCAGTATCCTGCCGCCGACGCCCTGATCCTCCCGCTCGTCGCGGGTGGACGGTCGGGCCGCACCATCCGAGCGTAGCATGGCCGTTCACGACGAGTTTGCCGATCTCGCACAGGAGTTGATCGCCGAGAACGGGCGTCCGCTGAAGGTGCGCAAACTCTCCCGGACGCCTGCTGACGCCGCGAAGCCTTGGCGAGGGCCGGACCCGACGCAGCCGGACGGATACGAGTTCGACGTGGACGCCGTGGGCGTCGTTGTGGACTGGACCGAGCAGGAGTTGGACGAGGACCAGACGCGGCGCGGCTCGAAGCGACTGCTGATCGCCGCCAAGCCTCATCTGACCGCCGATACCCCCGTGGACCTTCTCACTGCTGACTCCTTGCTTGACGAGGGTGGCGTGTATAGTCTCTCCAAGGGGTCGTGCCTGAAGCCCGGCACGACGGCCATCATGTACGACTTCCAGGTGCGACAGTAACATGCCCGCGACCGACACCGCCACCGCACGCGACGAGATTCTGGGCCGTCTTCAGACGGCGCTGGACGCCTCGTCCTACGCTGGCATAGCGGTCGTGTACGACGACGCCGTGGCCGACATCCCCAAGGGCGAGCAGACGCCCCCGCCCGCGCCCGTTCCTTCTGGTAAGCCCTGGCTTCGCGTCGGTGTCCGCCATGCGGACGGAACGCAGCGCAGCCTCGGTTCGATCAACGGGAAGCGTCGCCAGGAGCAAAGCGGCATCCTGTTCATCCAGATGTTCACCCCCGCCGGTGACGGCCACAAGGTCGCCGACCCCCTGGGCGACGCAATCCTTGACGCCTTCCGCACTGGCGGAGCGACCACGAGCGGCGTACAGTTCCGGTCGGCGCGTCGCGTCGAAGTAGGCAAGGACGGGGCGTGGTTCCTCACCAACTGCCTCGTTGACTTTCAATACGACCTGATCCGCTGAAGGAGCAACCCGCATGGCCCGTTCCGTGAAGATCGACTCGAACATCACCGCCCTGCGGTACGCCCAGGAACTCTCGCTCGGCGTCCTCGATCCGACGCCCGCGAACCAGCGGTGGGTGGAGTTGGAGCCGAACTCGTACTCCGACTTCGGCGGCGAGATCACCACGGTCGCGCGCAACCCGATCAACCCCGGTCGCCAGCGGAAGAAGGGCGTCGTCACGAACGTCGAGGCCAGCGCCGCGTTCGACACCGACCTGACCCAGGAGAACATGCAGGACATGCTCCAGGGCTTCTTCTTCGCCAACCTCCGGCGGAAGCAGGAGTTCACCGGGGCTGTCACCGTCGCCACGTCGGACGACTCCTACGGCGCGACTGGCATCCATACCGGCTTCTTCCCCGGTGATCTCGTGCTCGTCTCCGGCTGCTCGGTGGCCTCGAACAACGGTGTGAAGAACGTCGCCACCGCCACCGGCAACAAGGTCACGACGGTGCAGAACCTCGCGGACGAAGGCCCGACCTCCGGCGTAAAGTTGGTCTGCGTCGGCTTCCAGTTCGGCAGCGGCGAGGTGGGGATCGTCAACTCCGGTTCGGAGTACCCGTACCTGGAGCGCACCGGCGGCTCGAAGAACTTGACCCAACTCGGCCTCATCCCCGGCGAGTGGGTGTTCATCGGCGGGGATTCCCCCGCCACGCAGTTCGCCACCGCCGCGAACAACGGTTTCGCTCGTGTTCGCAGCGTGACGACCACCCGCATCACCTTCGACAAGACCAGCGCCCTGATGGTCACGGATAACGGGGCTACGAAGACCATCCAACTCTTCAAGGGCCGCGTCCTGAAGAACGAGGTGGGCACGAGCATCGTCCGCCGCTCCTACACCCTGGAGCGGACCCTGGGCGTCTCCGACCCCGACCAGCCGACGCGGGAGCAGGCCGAGTACGTTCACGGCTCGGTGCCGAACGAGTTCTCGTTCAACTACTCCGCCGCCGACAAGTTGGTGGCCGACCTGTCCTTCGTCTCGCTGCGCGCCAGCGCGATTGACGAGGTGGTGGAGGGTGCGAACACCCTGCTGTCCAAGATCAGCGGCGTGGTTCGCGTGCCCGTCACCGAGGCCGATGCTTTCAACACGTCCTCCGACGTGAGCCGAGTGAGCCTCCGGCCCGTCTCCACGACCAGCGCCTTCACGACTCCGCTGTTCACCTACAGCGAGGACATCACCATCACCGTCAACAACAACAACGCCACGAACAACGCCATCGGCGTGCTCGGCGCGTTCGAGATCACCGCCGGTACGTTCGAGGTGGGCGGTGAGATCAGCGCCTACTTCGGCGACGTGGCTGCGGTCCAGGCGGTCCAGGACAACGCCGACATCACCCTGGACGTGATCCAGGTCAAGTCGAATGCAGGCATCGCCATCGACGTTCCGCTGATCTCCCTGGGCGGTGGCCGTCTGGAGGTGGAGCAGGACCAGCCCGTGAAGATTCCTCTGGAGTCCAACGCGGCGACGGCGGCGAAGATCGACCCCAACCTGAACCACACCCTGCTGATGGTGTTCTTCGACTACCTGCCGAACCTCGCGGGCTAATCCCCGCATCATCCTGAAACCTGGGCGACGGACCAGGGGCGTGTTGCCCCTGGTCCTGAACCCCTGCTCAACAGAGGAGTATTGACCGATGGAACTGGGCAAGAGCAAGATCGACGCCGCGCTCGTGCGCGAGGGCGTCTGGACCGACTTCATCATCATGGGGGTCGGCGAGCCGGTGGAGATCAGCCTGCGGCTGGCCCTGATGAACGCGGGCCAGAACCCGA